CAGATATGACACTACATAATCTACAGTTTTGGAACTGTATGGACTATGGTGTGGTTGCAGTACAGAAGCAATTCATCGGAAGTATGCACTATGAAGTGATGACAAGGGATTTTGGCAATCAAACAGGCACTTATATCTGCACTTTAGACAATTATCACCAGGATCCTGAGGTAGTTGACTATGCAACAAGTGAAAATCCAGCTGAACACAAGTCTCATAACCTGATTGAGTTGGAAAATGGTCAATATGCACTCTATCCAAACAATAGAATGCGTATCTATGACAATAGTTTGACTCCTGTCGAACCAAAAATGCCAGATTTTAAGGTTTCGACCCAATATTATCAAGTTGAAAACGGTTTTGAACGTCTTGGTATGGGTCGTGAAGACGAATATTTCTGGAAAACCGCAAAAGAACGCGAAAATTCACCCGAAAAAGAGGAAAATGACTCCAAATAACGATTTTTTAGACAATTTGGGTGCTGATCAGCATCAAAAAATGCTAAGAGAGATCTCTAACGACAAAATCACTCCAAAAAAGACTGATAAAATCAAAGAAAGTGAACTTTTCGATCCTGAGGGTGATCCAGAACCACTTTTTGGTTGATAAATAATACATAATTGCCGTATTGTTGTGCCTTTAGAGAGGGTAAGTCAAGGTTTTAAGGACGTTAGTATGTCCTTTAAGTCAAATCCACTAACTAACGACTTAATTGCACTCAAAAATGAGAATGCAATTGCTCGTTCAGTGCGAAATATCGTATTTACCCTCCCTGGAGAGAAGTTTTTTAATGAAAACTTTGGATCAAGAATCTCCAAACTGCTATTTGAAAATGTTGATGATCTGACAGCATCATCAATTAAGGATGAGATAGAAAGATCAATTAGAAATAATGAGCCGCGAGTAAGATTGAGATCTGTCAAGACTCTTCCTAATTTTGAGAATAATGAGTTTGACGTAACAATCACATATGACATCATTGGTGCAGATGTGCCTGCACAGCAATTAGAATTCGTGTTGCAACCCACAAGGTAAAATGCCATTAGTCAATTTCTCTAACCTGGACTTTGAGCAGGTTAAAACATCCCTAAAAGAGTATCTAAGGTCAAACTCCAACTTTACTGACTATGATTTTGAAGGGTCTAACCTTTCAACGATTGTTGATGTTTTGGCATACAACACTTATATTACCTCATACAACGCAAATATGGTTGCGAATGAGGTTTTTATCGATAGTGCGACTCTGAGAGAGAATATTGTTGCACTTGCGCGAAATATCGGATATGTTCCCAGATCAAGAAAGGCAGCATTAGCAACAATTAGTTTTTTTGTTGATACAACTTCGATTACACCAACTCCATCGACGATTACACTAAAAAAAGGTGTTGTTGCAGCATCTTCTGGAACGTTTGCTAATCAATCTTTCGTATTTTCCATTTTAGAAGATGTAACAGTTCCAGTTTTTGATGGAATTGCATCTTTTGACGATCTTGAGATTCATGAGGGCGTTCTTTTAGAGTCTAACTTCACATATTCCTCCACAAACCTCAATCAAAGGTTTACTTTACCAAATGCTGGTATTGACACGGACTTGATTAGAGTTACGGTCAAAAATAATCAGTTTGCAACTGCCGCGGCCAAGTATAGTTTACAAGATAGTCTTTTTGAGATTGATTCTGACTCAAAAGTCTATTACATTCAAGAAATTGAAGATGAAAGATATGAACTCATCTTTGGAGACGGAGTTTTTGGAAAAGCACTTGAAGAAGGTAATTATATAACTGCTAATTACATCGTTAGTAACGGTGATGCTGCAAATGGCATCAGTCAGTTCAATTTCTCAGGCAAACTAACTTATACCAGAAACAGCACTGAGTATAACGTCACCTCTGGGGTGTCTCTGGTGACCCCTGGGGTGGTTTCAGCAGGTGGAGAGAACATTGAGACCGTAGAGTCGATTAAAAAGTTTGCTCCAAGAATTTACGCGACTCAGAATAGAGCACTGACAGCAAATGACTATGAAACTCTGATTCCATCGAAGATTTATCCAGAAACAGAGTCCATTTCCGTATTTGGTGGTGAAGAGTTAGCTCCTCCACAATATGGAAAGGTCTTTATTAGCATTAAACCAAAATTTGGTGATTATCTGCCAAACTTGATTAAAGAAAATATTAAACTCAAACTTAAGAAGTATTCTGTTGCAGGTATTGTACCAGAAATACTTGATCTTAAGTATCTCTACATTGAAAGCAATACAAAGGTTTACTATAACACTAACTTAGCACCATCTTCTGAATTTGTATCTACTTTGGTACAAAATAATGTCACAAAGTACTCCGAATCAACTGAGTTAAATAAGTATGGGGCAAGATTCAAATACAGTAAATTCTTGAAAGTAATTGATGATAGTCACGAATCAATCACATCGAATATTACAACTATTCAGATGCGACGTGACTTGAGAGTAACCCTAAATGCCTTAGTCGAGTATGCTATCGGTTTTGGTAATGCATTCTACATTAAACGGATGAGTGGATACAATATTAAAACCTCTGCTTTCAGAGTTGAAGGTATCAATACAGACGTTTATATTTCTGATCTTCCAAACTCCGATAGAGAAACTGGAGAATTGTTCTTATTCTCTGTTCCATCTATTAATTCAACAAATCCCACTATTCTTAGAAGAAATGTTGGAACAATTGACTATAAGAGAGGCGTATTAACTTTAAACCCGATAAATGTTTTATCTGGTAAAACCAAGGATGGACAGACAATCATTGAGATATCTGGATGTCCTGTTTCTAATGACGTAATTGGGTTGCAAGACCTTTACTTACAATTAGAAATCTCAGATAGCACTTTTGAAACAGTTGTAGATGAAATTTCATCTGGTTTAGATCCATCGGCATCAAATTATGTTGTTTCTTCAAGTTATGCAAATGGAGTTTTAGTGAGACCTGGTGGAAGAGGTAGTGTTCCCGTAGCACCTGCTGCAACCACTACAACCACTCCTACAGGTAGAACTGTACCACTTGCAACCGTTGCTGATGGGACAGCAACAACCACAACCACATCACCTACAACTACAACATCTACTCCATCATCTGGCGGAAGCTCAGGCGGCGGTTCATACGGTTACTAATAGTATCATAAAATGGCAGAAAAGAGAGTTCAGTTTAACAACGTAGTACAGAATCAGCTCCCCTCTTATGTTAGAGAGGAGTTTCCTCTTATTTCTGAATTTTTAAAACAATATTACTTGGCACAAGAATTTCAGGGTGCCCCTGTTGATTTAATTCAGAATATTGATCGTTATATTAAACTTGACGAGACAACTAATCTTTCAGATTCTGTCACATTGTTGTCAGATATAGATTTTATTGATACAACCGTAAAAGTTGATCTTGGAACTAATCCCACTGGAACTAAAGGATTTCCAGACTCATATGGTCTGATCCAGATCAATGATGAAATTATTACATATACATCAAAAACAAATTCTCAGTTCGACGGATGTATCAGAGGATTTGTTGGAATCACTTCCTATAGAGCAGATGTAAATCCAGAGAATTTAGTTTTTGGAACCTCTACTGCTAATGAGCACAAGAGTGGTTCTACGATTAAAAACTTAAGTAATCTCTTCCTAAAAGAATTTTTAACAAAAACAAAGCGTCAGTTTCTTCCTCTTCTGGATGAAAGACCTCTTGCAAGTGAGTTAAATCAAAACCTTTTCATTAAACAATCAAAAGATTTCTATCTGAGTAGAGGAACTGATAGATCTTTTGAGATCTTATTCCAAGCATTATACAACGAAAGAGTAACAGTTGTAAAACCAAGAGAATTCCTCTTTACACCATCTAACTCTGATTATAGAGTTACCAATGATTTGGTTGTTGAGGCAGTAACTGGAGATCCTTTAGATCTTGATCAAGCAACTCTCAACCAAGAACCATATCTTCCTGGAAATATTGCAAGAGCATATGCACCAATTACTGATGTAGAAAAACTTCAGGTAGGAACAGCTAAAAGTTTTTATAAGTTAAGTCTTGATGGTGGATACGATAGAGACGTTGAGGTTGAAGGTGCTATTCGCGGATCTTTCTCTGTTCATCCCAAAACAAAATTAATCGGACAGGTTAGTTCTGGTGCGACTATTCTCAACGTTGACTCTACTGTTGGATTTGGTACTACTGGTGAATTGGCAGTTGTGTATAATGATACAACAACTGGTTTTGTTTCATATACGTCCAAAACCTTAACAGAGTTCTTTGGTTGCTCTAATGTAACAGGAACAATTTCTGATGGTGAAGACGTTGGTATCAATACGTTTGCATATGGAAGATCTTTTAAAAATCAAGATGAAATTATTACCGTAAGAATTAACTCTGTTCTTAGTAACTTAGAATTTCCATCTAATACAACCAATTTCCGTGATGGAGATACTGCAAGAATCAGAACCTTAGGTAGAGATAAAACTGAAACTATCTACAGAAACTGGTTCTACAACTATGCATCTTCTCACTCAGTAAAATCAATCAAGTTGGTTGATGCTTCTGACAACAGTTATGATCTTCAATTGAATCAGAGACAGTTTTTCCGTCCTAATGATAATATTGATATCATTGATGATACTGGATCTACCAGAACTGGAGTTGTTTATTCAATCCTTTCTGACACTGCAATCGCTATAAAAGGATCTGGATCTCTCAATCCAAATAGAACATATACAGTAAATAGAAAAATCCTGAAAGGAAATGCTCAGAACTTCCCTTCAGCAGAATTGTATCAAGCAAATATACAGGGTGTTTATGATAACGAAGAAAACTTCCTTGTAGCTTCTTCTTCTATTCCATCATACTTTACATCTGCGATTAATACCAGTGATAGAACAGTTACTTTCTCTGGTACTTTCCTTGGAGACGAACTTGAAATAACTCCTCTTGGAAAACATAACTTCTATTCTGGTGATGCAGTATATTATGCTGCTGAGTTGACAACTGAAGCATATGTTGATGATAGTGGAAACGCTCAAACAAGAACTGTAAGAGGAACTTCTCTTGGGGCAAACTTCCCTGATGGATTATACTATGTCAAGAGAATAAGTGACACTAAGTTAAAACTCGCTAAGAGTAGAAGTGATGTTTACAATAATAAATTTGTTTCGGTTGAGAGTTCAACCACGGTAACTGATAATACCTTACAACCATTTACTTTTAGAGATAAGACACTTGAATCTCAGAAGTTAATTAGAGAGATCCCCAAAAATGCACAACATACTGGAAAATTAACTCCTACTGAACCAGGGTTTACTGGAATATTAGTTAATGGTGTTGAGATTCTTAACTACAAGTCTCCTGATGTTGTTTACTATGGTCAGATAGATGAAGTAGAAGTTCTTGCTCAAGGTTCTGATTATGATATCATCGATCCTCCACTTCTTTTTGTTAGTGACACTGTTGGAACTGGTGCAACTGGAGATGTTGCTGTATCCGGTTCTTTAGAATCTATCAGAGTTCTTGATCCTGGATTTGATTACATCTCAAAACCAACCATAACAATTATGGGCGGTAATGGTAGTGGAGCATCTGCTATCCCTAATATGAAACTGATTGACCATTCAGTTTCATTCTTCTCAGAAGCTGCATCTAATAGAGTTGCTCTTGGTTCCACACAGTCAACTATTGGATTCTCTACTTATCATAAACTGAGAAATGGCGAACAAATAATTTACAGAACAAATGGTCAGCAAGCAATTGGTGGTCTCACCACAGATGCTAAGTATCATGTTTCTGTTCAAGATAATCAAACTGTAAAACTCCACAATAATTTAAGTGATGTTCTTGCAGGAATTAACACAGTAGAATTCACTTCTTTTGGAAATGGATCTCATCAACTCCAAACTGTCAATAAAAAATCTGTAGTTGAGTCTATCTCTGTTATCAATAGTGGATCTGGATACGAAAATAAGAAGAGATCTTCAGGAATTTCTGGAATCAGCACTTCACAAGATACCATTAATATAAAAAATCATGACTTTAAGTCTGGAGAGAAAGTAAAATACACTGCTGGAACCTCTGCAATCGGTGGATTGACTGATGGAACCGAATATTATGTGATCAGAGTTGACAATGACAACTTTAGGTTAGCAGAAGTAGGACTTACTACATCTACAAGAACTCTCTTCTATGATACGAATCAGTTTATCCAGTTGACATCCACTGGTGCTGGAACTCACTCATTTAACTATCCTGCGATTTCAGTTTCTATTTCTGGACCAATTGGAATATCTTCCATTGGCTCTGAAACTTTCCAAGCAGAAATTCAACCAATCTTCAGAGGAGAAATAACTTCTGTAAATCTTTCTAACAATGGTGTTGGATATGGATCATCTGAAGTTCTTAATCTTGATAGACCTCCTCAAGTAACTGTTGTTTCTGGACAAGATGCACAGTTGTCACCAGTAATTAATGATGGACGTTTACAGGAAGTATTGGTATTAAATGCAGGTAAGAAGTACAATTCTCCACCAGATCTGACAATCACTGGAGATGGTATCGGTGCAGTCATAACACCAGTCATGTCTAACGGAACTATAACTTCGGTTAAAGTTCTTGAACCAGGAACTGGGTACGATCAGACTACAACTTCTATTGGTGTTGTATTCCCTGGAAGAGGTGTTACCTTAAGAGCAAAACTTCAGAACTGGAGAGTTAACTTATTCCAGAAGAACCTCTTTAATTTCCAAGATGATGATGGCATTGTTGTAACTGGAACTAATGAAGACTTTGGATTACAATATGCTCATGTTTATGCTCCCAGAAAATTCCGTCAGTTAAACTATTCTGTTGATGCTGATGGCAATGTACAATATGGCGATGCAGATCTGAAGATTAATGCAAATACGAAAGAAGAGGATCTGTCAACACAGCACTCACCAATCATAGGTTGGGCGTATGATGGACATCCAATCTATGGTCCATATGGATATACAACTCGTTCTGGGGGAGCTGTTGCTCTCATGGAGACTGGATATGTAGAGGATGCTACTAAAGCACAAAGACCTCCACTTACAACTTGGCCATCAGGATTCTTCATTGAAGACTTTGTATATAAGAACAAAACTGGAGTAGGAGTTCTTGATGAAAACAATGGAAGACATTGTGTAACTCCAGATTTCCCGAATGGAACTTATGCATACTTTGCGACTATCGCAACCAATGAAGCAGATACCCAATCACCTTTCACTGGATTTAGAAGACCTAAGTTCCCATATCTGATTGGACATAATTATCATGCTAAACCAAATACATTCAACTTCCAAAAGGTAGCAAACCAAGATGAGTTTGATTTTAATAATTCAAACTACATCAAGAATACTGCTCCATTTAACTATATCGATGGCAAGTCAACAAGATATAAGTATGTCTCTCTTCCAAGTGATTTAAATCAAGAAGTTGAAGTTAGAAATGCTCTCAGAGGACCTATTGATTCTGTTGGAATTATCACTGGAGGAAACAATTATAAGGTCAATGACCCAGTTGTATTCAATGAAGCAAATACAGGTGGTGGAGGCGTTTCTGCAAGGGTCTCACGCATCTTGGGAAGACCCGTTGAAAGTGTAAGTGTTGCCACAAGTTCTATTTCTGGGGTTGAATTTTATCCATCTGGAGAGAAAGGTAAATTTATTGCCTTTACTGAAAACCCCAATGATTTTAGAAATTCTGACATCATCTCGGTAAGTGGTGTTTCAACTTCTGGATCTAAACTGGAAGGAACTTATCTTGCAGGTATTGGAACAAATGTCTATAGGGTAGCTGGAGTAGGAACCACATCTTCTGGAATTGGAACTGTCGAAGCAACTGGTATTGTCACTTACATCAATGTAGTTGGTAATTTAAATTATCCAAATATCAGAGAGAATGATATTCTCCAGATTGGAACAGAAACTGTCAAAGTTCTGAACGTTGATCCACGTCTCTCAAGATTAAGAGTTCGTAGATCTGTAAATGGTGTTGTTGGTGTATCTCACACGGTTGGAACTGGTGTAACTTCCCTGCAGAGAAAATTAACCATTACCTCTGGATTCAAGACAGATTTTGCATATAGGACTAATAAGCAGGTTTATTTCAATCCAGCAGAAACTGTAGGACTTGGTAGCACTGCTGGTGTTGGTATTGGAAGCACCATCTTCTTTACTAATCCGGGAACTGGTGCAACATCAACGATTATTCCAACTAAGACTCTCTTCTTTAAAGATCATGAGTTCAGAACTGGTGATCTTGTAACGTACTCTGCTAATGGTGGTAGTGGAATTATTGTTCAAGACGAAACAAACGTTGGAGTTGGAACTACTGTTGCAGACGGAACTCAACTGTTTATTGCCAAAGTATCGGAGAACCTCATTGGTTTATCGACAGTAAGAGTTGGTCTGGGAACAACTGGAACATTTGTGGGTGTTGGTACTACTGCATCTACCACATTAGCATTCCTTGGTATTGGAACCGGTGTTGAGCACAGTCTCAAAACCAATCACAACGTAATAACTGGAACTATTTCGAGAAATAGAGTAACTGTTTCTACAGGACAAACTCACGAACTTCATGTTAATCATGACATCTTCTTAGATGTAAATCCTGGAGTAGCTTCTGCATTTACAATCAAGTATAATGATTTCAATAGAAAAATTGTCGTTAATCCCAAGTCTTACAGTTCTACTGGAATTAACACATCAACTGGTGTAATTACTATTGTAAACCATGAATTCATTAACGGACAAAAAGTAATCTATACATCTGGAGATGTTGCAGAAGGACTTACCGATAATGACATCTATTATGTTGCAGTTACTGGAAAGGATACCTTCAAACTTGCAAACAGTTATGAAGACTCTATAAGAAATATTCCTGCAACTGTCGGTATTGCAAGCACTGGTGGTGGTGGAACTATTAATCCAATCAACCCTCCACTAAACCTGTATAAGGATTCTACGGTTACTTTCAACCTTACAGATTCTTCACTATCACACACAGTACAAAATACAACATATCCATCATTTGAATTTAACTTGTATCATGATGCTAACTTTACTAACAAATATGTTGGTAAGTTAAGTGATGGTAGAAACTTTGACGTAACAAGAACTGGTAGACCTGGTATTGATGGAACTGCTAAAGTTTCTCTGACTGTTAATGATGATACTCCAGATAGACTATACTACAGACTGGATCCAGTTTACGAAAGTGATGATGTTCCGGTTGAAAAAACTGGAATTAGTATCGATGCTGATGTACTTGAAAATAATACTGCAAGAGTATTAAAGAGTCTTTACAATGGCAAGCATAAAGTTTCTACTGCTGCAACTGACTCATTTACTTTTACAATTGGAGTAACTCCAGAAAAATCATCTTATATTTCATCTACTTCTGCGGCAAACATTACTTATGAAACTACTTGCACCCATGCAAGAGGCCCAGTAACTCAAATTGAGATCGTAAATGGCGGCAAGTCATACTTTGCACTCCCTGGAGTAACGACTATTACTTCTGTAGATGGTCGTGGTGTAATCTTGGAGGCAAAGGGTAATAAAATTGGTAAGATCAATAAGACTCGTATCAAGAACATTGGATTTGATTTCCCATCTGATAAGTCTCTAAGACCATCTATAACTCTTCCAAACGTTATCAGCATTAAGTCTCTGAAGTCTTTCGATGCTATTGGTATTTCCTCAGCAGGAAGAGGTTATTCAACAGCACCAAAACTGTTGGTGTTTGATGGTAAAACTAATGAGAGAATCACTGATGTAGATCTCAAGTATGAACTTGGAGATAATCAGGTAACTATTCTCAGAAACACAAAGGGAATGAGTAACACCACTCCCGTGATTTTACCTACAGCAAATACAAACGGAGTAGGAATCAGCACAATTGGATTCAATACAACTACTAATCAGGTCACAGTTACCTTGGCAGTTGGATTTAGCACAGCAGATTCTTTCCCATGTGAAGTGGGTGATAAAGTTCTGATTGAAAATATTAGTGTTGGTATTGGATCAACAGGAAAAGGATTCAACTCTTCTGCATATGATTATAAGTTATTCCCAATTATTGCCGTAGATAAGAACCTTGGTGGTATTGGAGCAACTGTTGCATATAGTTTGGAAGGTTTAGTTGACACTGATAGAGGAGAATTTGTTGGTAAATTTGATTCCTTTAACTCTGGTGGAAGACTTATTCCAGAGAAACACTTCCCAATCTTTGATGTTTCCTTGAGAGACAATGAATTCTTACAGGATGAAATTGTATCCTCTCCAAATACTTCTGGTATTGTTGAGAGTTGGGATAGAAAAACTGGAACTCTTAGAGTTTCTACCAACAAAGATTTTGCTGTTGGAGAAATAATTACAGGCCAAGCATCTAATACTCAAGGCATTGCATCTTCAGTAACAACTTATAATTCTATTCTTGATACTGATGCAACTTCAAGAGTTATCAAAGGATCACAAACTGATTCTGGATTCTTAAATGCAAGTCTTCAAAGAGTACAAGATAGTTTCTACTATCAAAACTTCTCATATTCTCTGAGATCAAGAGTTGACTTTGATACCTGGAATGATGCCGTTAGTGTTACTAACCACACCGCAGGTTTCCGTAAGTTCTCTGATTATCAACTTGAAACACCAGCATCCTTCTCTGAAGTAACTGGAAACTCAATGGCAGTTGGATTATCAACTGAATTGTCATACTTCAGTGTTGTAAACGACCTTTATGGTGTTGCTGATCTGAACTGTGTTTACAACTTTGATTTGGTCGCAGAAAATTCTTTGGATGCTGCCGGAGCAATGTACTCTGATGAGGTTATCTTTGCAAGTAGAATTCTCACTGACTTCTTTGAATCTTTTGGTAACAGAGCCGTCAACTTCGATAACATCAGCGGACTGTTTAATAGTAATCCAAGAGCAACCAGATTCTCTCTGATTGATAGTTTCAATATTAACAACAGTAGAGCACTTAAGTATTTCATCTATACTAAGGATGAAAGATTTGTTGGACATAGACAATTTGATATTGTCACTATGGTTCAAGATGGCACCTTTGCATACATGAACCAGTACGGTAGAAATGATACCGTCGGTGAACTTGGTTCATATGACATGACCATTTCTGGAGTCAATGGTTCCCTTCAATTCTTCCCCAATGATTTTGCATTCAATGATTATCAAATTGTCAACATTGCATATCACCTTGACGACAATGTAGTTGGACTTGGAACAACTGTTAATCTTGGTGGAGGAACTGCAGAAATCCACACTTGTAGTGTAGATTGTAGTGGTGGAACAACAACTGTCGTGTCTGCTGCAGTAACCACCAGATCACTGAAGATGTATTCAGTCCTGTCAGATTTGACAAACAATGAATACCAATATGATGAAATGAACTTGATTCATGATGGAAGTGAAGTTTATGTTACTGAATTTGGTAGATTGTCAACCAATCAAGGATCTTTTGTCGGAACTGGATTTGGAACGTTCTATCCTCATATTGATGGAGAAACACTTAAAGTTGACTTTATTCCAGAACCAGGTATTGCAGTAACTTGTAACACACTCAGAGTCGGTCTTGGCAGTGAAAACATTGTCGGATTTGGCACTGAGGAAATGAAGCACGCATTCATTGATGCTCAAACAACTACAATTGCTTCTTCAGGAACTCCAGGTATCACTACAGTTGCATCTTATCTCCCAGAATATGATGCGGCATACTTCATGGTTCAAATCTCAGATGTTGCCAATGAGCACTATGAGATGAGAGAAATCATGGTTCTTGATGATGATACTCAAGAAGATGGAACTGGAACGACTTATATTCAAGAATTTGGTATGGTCGAAACCGAAAGCACTTTGCCATATGTAACTGGACTTGGTACTTTTGGTGCAAGAACTTCATCTGGTGGTGTTTCTCTAACCTTCACTCCAACGGCTGGAATTGGAGTCTCTGTTAAGACTTACATGAATGCCTTGAGACTTGAGGATGATAGTAAGGACGAGATTGACTTTGGAAACGGACTCATTGTTTCTCATTATGCTCGTTATGAAGGAACTGAAAATGCTGTTAAGAAGTCATTCAATCTGGAACACAGATCTGCTCCAGTATTTGAGAAATATTTCGTAGGTAATGATTCTGACATTGTTAGTATTGATGCAAACACTATTAGAATTCCAAACCACTTCTACGTTACAGGTGAAGCAATTCGTTATGACAGAAATGGAGGAATTACATCTGCAATCGGTATTGCAACCACCAGTTTTGCTGGAGTTGGTAATACTGAATATCTCCCAACTGGAGAAGATATATTCGTAATTAAAATTAGTGATGACAAGATTAAACTTGCATCTTCTGCAGAAAATGCTCTGAAGAGAATTGCTGTTCCTATTGAACTTGAAAGTGTTGGTATCGGAACTTCACATAGATTTATAGCAACTAATCAAAATGCAAGATGTCTGATTGCTCTTGATAATCTGATTCAATCTCCAATCGTATCTACTGCCCAAACTCAAACTCTTGCTAAGAATGTGACAAGTGTTGATAATGATGTTTTCTTGAGTGGTATCACCTCATTCTTTGGATCTGATTTAATTAAACTTGGTGATGAGATCATGAAGATCACTGGCGTTGGTGTTGGTAGCACCAATAGATTCCTTGTTCGTCGCGGATGGTTGGGAACAAGAGTTGGAACTGGTGACACTGGAGATACTATTACTAAAGTTGTTGGTAATTATAATATTCTTGACAATGTTCTTCACTTCGTTGAGGCTCCATATGGTGGTCAACCAATTGGTAGTATCACTAATAGACCAGATGAAAGAGATTGGATTGGTATAACCACTGGATCCAGTTTCCAAGGAAGAACATTCATGAGATCTGGGGTTACTGATACGACTCAAGATACTTACCATACAAATTATCTCTTTGATAGTTTGTCGGATAAGTTTGATGGTAATACCCCAACATATACTCTGACTTCTGCAGGATCTTCTGATATTTCTGGAATTTCTACTGGAAACTCAATTATCCTGATCAATGATATTCTACAAGGTCCTGGTAATAGTAGAGACTTTACTATGGGAGAAAACCTTGGTGTTACAACCATTACATTTACTGGAACTGCATCATCTACAACTACTGATGCAAATACATCTAACCTTCCTCTTGGTGGTGTTCTCCTCTCTCTTGGTTCTACAGAGGGATCTGGATATCAACCATTAGTATCTGCTGGTGGCACCGCTGTTGTTTCTGGACTGGGAACAATATCTTTGGTTAGTATCGCAAATAGTGGATCTGGATATAGAGTTCCAACTAAGTATGAGTTCCTTGCCGATATTGCTTCTCCTGTTGGAGTTGGATCTACAGAAATCTATCTGGAGAATACCGGAAGCGTTCTGGATCTGGTTGCAACTCTGAATACTGGATCAAACTGCACAATTGGAATTGGAACAGATCTGACTCCAGTAACCATTGTTTCTACTGCATCTACATTTGTTAGAATCGGAACTTCTAATACCATAAGCACTGTGATGCGTGAAGGAACTCAGACAAAACTGATTATTACCGATCCTCAAGTTGGATTCGTAAATGTCAGTGTTGGAGAGAGTGCAACAGGAGTTGGAACAATGACTCATGTTGGTTTTGCAACCATCATGACAGGAACTGGTAACATCTCTACTTCTGTTACTATCACAAATCCAGGATCAGGATATACTACCCTCATCAACCCATTTGTTGAAGTTGATGGTCCTTTATCCTATACTAACATTCCTCTTAACTATGTTGGAACTGCAAACTCTGGACTAAATGCAACGGTTGATATTGTTGTTGGTAATGGTTCAAGTGTAACTGACTTCTCTATCAACAATAAAGGCGTTGGGTACAAACCAGGAGAGATCTTAACAGTTCCTACTGGCGGTCTGACTGGAATTCCTACTTCTGGAACATTTGATCAGTTTGAGTTAACTGTACAGACCGTGTTCTCTGATG